TGTAACCGCGGTTATCCGGGCAATCGCTGTCCGGGGTAAGCGTAAGCTCACCGGCCGAGGTGTACAGCTTGACACCCGAGAACGACACGGTGGCCGTTCCGCCACCACCCTGGTACTCAATCTTGGCACCCAGGCGCTTGGCAATCTTGGAGAACTGGCGAGGCGAGACGAAGCACCGGTCAGGGTGCGCGCCACGCTCTGCCATAATCTCGGCAAGCTCGACAATCGTGTCCTCAGCGGGAACCGTGGGCTGGTCAAGCCGCGAGCCCGCGAGGCGGGTCGGGTGAACAGTGCGATTTACACCAAAGAACAGGGTAGCCGAGGGGGTCGCCAGAGGAAGCCAGCCCGCGAGACCAGTTACCTTCTCTGCAGCGCCACCGGCAAAGCCAGAGTCGCCGTTCGGAAGCACCCAGTCCGTCGCGATGGTACCAGTAATCGTGGTCCAAGCCGCATCGGCCGTGACCGTACCCGCATCCTCGTCAACTGCAACAGCCGTTACAAACGTACCAGCGTTGCGCAGTGCGCCCGGCGAACCGGAAGCATCCGCGGCCGTCTGATACTGCCCACCAATCGTGAAGAACTTCGCATCGCTGCGGTTCGTCAGGGCGATGGTAATCGTGGCCTGACCAGACGAAATCTGGCCTACCGCACCGAGGCCATCTCGGAACAGTGCATGGGCAAGTGAGTTACCGAGGGCACGCAGAATGCCGTCAATCTCACGCTTACGCATCTCGACGAACGACCCACGGTCATTCGCGGTCTTGTACACCGTGAGCATGTTGAGGAACGTTGCCGCATAGTCCTCAACGAGGAACGGCAGGAACTTCGTATGCTTCGACGCACCGGCAGGGCCAGTCGCGCCAAGTACAACACCAGCCTGACTCGACCGGCCCGGGGGCAAGTCATACACAACCGGAATAACCATGTACTCGCCGGTCGCGTTATCGTCCTTCGTAACCAGCGTCATAAACGCGTGGTTGCGCTGCATCAGCTCCCCGGGGAGGCCCTCCGGGTAAAGCTCCTTCAACATTGCGTCCCATTGGACGTCACCAACAACTACAGCCATAAATCAACTCCTGAAAAGCGTGGGTCTAGGCGCTACCAAAGGCCGCGCGCGTGGCACGGGCAATGAGGTCAGCGTCAGACGAATTTTGTTTAGAAACTACGGTACCCTTCGGCTTTTCGGGTGCGGGTGTAACAGGGACCACCCCACGGACTTGAGTCGGCGCTGCGGCCGGTGTTGCTACTGCGAAAGCCTTGGCCTTGGTGGCCATGTGAGCTTCGAGTACCTTGGCGACGTTTGCGGGTGACAAATCCGCCTGATGTCCTGCACGTTGGGCCTCATTGGCCATATTCTGTGCAGTATGGAACAGCGACTCCGCGTAATCTGCATGGTCCTGGCCGAACCACTTGCTACAAACCGGGTGGTCCGTAGCTGCAAGTGTGGGAACTGACTTAACCAGCTCCTCTTGATACATTTGAACACCACGCATGGCGGCCTCTTCCTGGGCCTTCACCGTGGCTACCTTGGCTTCCGCCTTCTCGCGCTCTGAGCGAGTCTCGGCAAGCTTCTTATCCCGGGCGTACTGAGCCTCTACCATGCGAGCCCGCAGGTCCGGGGGTGCCTTCTCCGGGACCAGGTCGTACATGAGCATCTCTGCCACAAGTGCACGCTCGTTGGCCTCAAGGCCCATCTCCTTCATATAGCCCGCCGCGTCAAGCAGGATGTTGTCCCGCGTCTTGGCGTGCTTGGAGAGCTTTTCCTCGGCGTCCTGTGCCCGCTTCTCCAGGGAGGCCTGGCTTGCCTCGTACGCGGTCTTTGCCGCTCGGGCCTCTCGCTCTGCCCGGATGGTCTCCGCGAGCGTGGAGGGCTTCTCAACGACAGCTGGAGGGGCTGCTGGGGTCTCTGGAGTGGCTACTGGGGCTTCGATACCTGCCGCTGCAACTGCTGCTGCGGTGGGCTGGCTGCCCGGCGAATATACAAACATCTAGAATCCTTGGGTAGATTGGCCAATGCCGGCCATTGGTGGGAGGCCCTGTGCTGCAGGTAGGGACATTGCGGGGTTAGGCGGAATGCCACCCTGTGGTCCTGGGCCGCCAGGTTCCCCTGGCATTAGTGGTAGTTGGCTGGCAGGCGGGTTAATCTTGGGGTCGATGTCCCGCAGGAATTGCCGCATCAGCATCATGGCCTTACGGCCGTCGGGCGTCTTATCGGCGCCACCCATCTCGGCCAGGAGCAGGTCGTTGGAGACGGTCTCCTCCTGGAGTTTCAAGTCACCGTAAATATTGGGTGGGATGTAGACACCCTTCTTAAGGTTGCCTGACAGCCACTCGGCGTGCTGCTGTGGGGCCGTACCCTTTTCGTCAGACCTGATGAGGTCCGGGTGGCCCATGAGGCGGCGGCCCTCTTCAGGCTCAATCCACCCAGTCTGGGCAAGCTCGATAACGGCCTGGATGCGTCCGGCAGGGCTCAGGTCGGCAAGCGACGAGGCCTCTACGCGAATCTCGTACTGCTCGGTCTCAAGGTCTACCTTGTCCCAGTCGATGAGTTGGCACAGGGCCTTGCTCGACCAGCTGACCTTTGGGGAGCCGTACTCTTCGCCGTAGGACAGGTAGTGGGCTCTGTAGAGCGCCAGGGACTTCTCGGCAGTCTCGCGTGCCACCTTGTCTTCCCATCTCTGGGAGACCGGGGCAAAGCGGGTGCCTTCCTTGAACGTTAGCTCGCGCTGGGCCGGCGCGGATTCAATACCAGGAGGTAGTACATTGTTTGCGCTAGCTTGCGAAATGCCTTCATCTTCAAATCCCCCTGATTCCAGTTGGTTGAGCCAGTTGTAAATCTCGGGCCCGACAGCTTGTGGGGTCTGAAACTCTGGCTTCTGCCCGCGGTAGCCGACAATCTCGCCGATTTCATTAGAAATCTGCACCTTGAGTGGGCCGTTAACCGCATCCACCCAAACGCGCGGGACGGCAACCATGTCCTGGCAGCGCTGAACCCAGCGATACAAATAGTTGATACGCTTCTGGCGACCGTACTGGCGATAGGCCACGCCGTCACCGTAGAAGCCAGACAGTGGGCAGGACCAGTAGAGGACGACGATAGGCGCCCAAGGATGCTCCCACTTCTCGGTCTTTAGGATGCCACCCTCGACGGCCAAGGTATGCGTACCCTCGGAGCCGCCCTCCTTGTCGATGTGCCATGCCTCGACGACTACCACGAACTGCTTGGGTACGTACTTGGCACCCGGCCAGCTCATGGGCTGCTTACCTGCAGCGTCCTGGATGAGCTTGGCTTTGGCTTCGTCTTTCTTTGCGTAAAGCCTCAGGGCGCGCTTTACCGGGATGCAACGCCGCAAGTACCAGTTATCTGGCTCCGCACGGTCCGCGCACTCGTTCTCGTCTACAATCAGGTCCGTGGGAAGAATCCGCTCGGCCTCGATGTGGTAGTCCTCGCCTTTGCCGTACTCTCGAAGTACGTAGGCGCCTGTCCCGAAGATGGTGGAGTCCCGGAAGGCCAGCTGGGCTTCCTGGTATACGTGGGCCCTGCGGAAGACACCCACGAGGAATCGGTCTAGAAGGTCAGCTCGACGTTGAACGTCCCAGTCGGCGCCGTCTGTAACGACGCGAGGTCGAGGCCATGCCTTTGAGATAAGAGCAGTAGCAGTGTCACATACAGACCGAACGATGTTCTTGGTAGCCTGGACTGCTGGACGAGTTGGCCCGCTGGGGCCACCCCAGGTAAGTCCAATAGGCTGGTAGGCAGCGTAGATTTCGGCATGCCGATTGTGGCCCTCGATAATCGACGTCTGTCGATGCTCAACCGCTCGCACGGTGCTAAAGAGCTGCTGCGCATGCTGCGTATCATCGGCAGTCTCCCACCAGTATTCGTCGGGTGGAGAGTAGCGAGGCCCACCAATGATGACTTTTTCCATACTTACGCCTCAAGGTCCTTCATACGCTTCCACCCACCGGCTACGGCGGCGTCAGCGCCTTGTGGCTCATCCCAGGGGATGGCCTTGGGGGCGAACTGAATAAGCAGCTCACCCTCTTTGTACGTCATGACATCGTGCTTACGTAGCGTTGTCAGGAGCTTGTCTAGGTCGTCATTGTCGTACTCGGCCATGCGTACCTCGGTTCGCTCGGGTGCTGCCTGCCTATTTTCTAGCAGCCACCCTCGCTTCACTTAGTTAAAGGCGTCCCCTGCGGTCGGGGTCCACCAGTTGTTATCCATGTTGGTGAAGTCATCCTGCGGGGCCTTTCGTGCCTTGTGGAGCTTCAGTACGGCCGCCAGTTCCGTGGCCTTGCGCTCGTCCCACCACTCCTTCGAGTCGTGCACGGGCTTACGGTCCGGGGGCTGGGGTCGCCTATGGTCACACTCGCGCCATCCGTAGAGGGCGGCGTCGCACAGGTCGTTAGGCGTCTTCGGGTCTTCCAGCCGCTTGGCCGTTCCCAGGGTGCGCTCTAGCCAGCGGTTGACCATCAGCTCGCGAGCCAGCTGGCCCACCCCGCCTGTCTCTCCGCCCTGGTCTGGCAGGATGTGCAGGCGCCCGAGGTCAAACTCGGTATTCATCAGCTCGATGAAGTCGTTCTTGTCCCGCTTGTCGGCCGGCTTGTCAAAGTAGAGCCCGTGAATCTGGGCCAGCTCGGCGATAATCTTGGAGCCACCACCCGCGGGGTCGTAGACCATGATTTCGGGGCCGGTGCCGCAGTAGGAGTCGCGGACTTCGTAAATCCACCCGGCCAGCTGGGTAATGTTCTGCTTTACCCGCTTCTCACCGTAGACCTGCCAGACGTCGTAGGCGGTCCGTGAGTAGGCCCACACCACGATGGCGTCGGCATCTTTGTACCCAATGTCCAAACCCAGCACATAGACCCACTTGTCTTCGTGCAGGTCCTCGTAGTCGTGCTTCCTAGGGATGTAGCGGTAAACTAGGCGGTTCTTGGAGACTACCCAGTGACCCAGATACTCTCGGCGCCAGGACGGGTGGTCATCGGACCAGCCACGTAGGGCCTTCGTCTTGAGTGCCTCTTCCCACAGCCAGGGACACTCGGTGTTGTCTTGGAGGGTCCATGTATGCAGGGACCACACATACGGCATAGGCTCAGGAGTCCCATACAGATGATTCGACTCGCGCTCAATGCCATCCCCACCCACGAAACGAGCTGCAGGCTCACAAGTTGCGTCGTAGAAGGGGCCAGCGAGGATATCACCAGGAGTCCCAACCAGAATGAGCACTCCGCGGCGGTCACCCAGGGCCGGCTCGATGACATCTTCGATAAGTTCCTTGAAGACCACAGGGCTGAAGGACTTGCACTCGTCTACGATGGCGCCGTCATACTGGCCACCACGGAGCTTCTCGATTTCGGACCTGGTCTCGGCACCCCTGAACAGGATTTGGCTGCCGTTGGGGAACTTGGCGATGAGAGGGGTCTCTAGGAACTGGATGCCTAGTTCCAGTTGACTCGAAAGCTGCTTTAGAAGGCCCCAGAAAATCTGTTGAATCGTAGGACGGGACAGTCCGACAATGAGCCAGATGGAACTACGTTTGCGTAGGCAGCCTTCAATACCGATGCTCAGTACCAGCCAGGACTTGCCTGCACGGCGGGGGCACCGGACCACCTTGCGCTTGCTGGGGTCGTCGGCGACACTCTGCTGGACCGACATCCGGCTGGCGGCGATGAAGTCGGCCTTGGCCGCGTCGTCCTCAAGGTTAAGGCCTTCTTGCTTGCTTTTAACGCTCGCGAAAAGGTGACCTAGGAGGTGCTTGCGGCCGGTGCGAGCCATGTTACTGGGTGATTGCGAAAGACGAGACCGTGATGGCGTTCACCCTGGTAAGGTAGTCAGAGCCACGCCAGGTAACCGTGAACCCACCATCAGCTTGGATGTCCACAGTCTGGGCCAGGGCCGCGAAGACGTGGGGACGGGTGTAGTTGCCCTGGGACTCTACTGCTTGGATGTCCAGCTGTTTCTCGATGACGCTGGAGCCCGGGATGAAGATGGGGGTGTCCCGTGTCAGGACTACTTGAAATCTATGGACCGGGCGTCCCTCAAAGGTGATTGAGAGAGGCTGTACTTCGGCCGCAACTGTCGGGGTCGCCGCTGGTTTTTCAGCTTTAGCTTTCCGTCCGGGGTTGTGAACGCCGCTAGTGCCCGTTCCGCTTGGGCTGACTTCAGTAGCAATTGGCATAGTCCGTGCTTCTCTCTAAACTTGGGCTTGATGGTAATCCACCAGAGCACCTCGTTAGGCTCGGCAACCACGTAGCCGAGGATTTCGTTGGGTGCGTCCGTGGGGTGCACAATCAGCACCTTTACCTGCGGGTCACTGAGGACGCGGTTGACTAGCTCCCTGTGGGCGGGGAACCAGATGTCATCTGGCAGTGCGGACCCGTCAGCGTGACGGAGGTCCCTGAGCCAAGTCGAGAAAATGAAAGACATGTCGGTGGGCAGGGCGTCCCTGATACCCACGACATCGTTAGTTGACGGTTGCGTCATCGGACTCCTGCGGAGCTTCTGTGGTCGCGCCTGCCACGTTACCTGACAGCTGCTCGTAGAGCTTGCGTCGGTAGGCTGGCGGCAGCGAAGAGAACCACTCCTGGAACAGGGCGGCCTTCTCTTGAAAACTCATTGTATCCACGGCATCGGCGCCGTCCTGGATAACCTTGCGGCTTGCGTCCAGGAGCTTGGCCAGCACGTTGGCATGGGCTCTGGACTCGTTGGCCAGCACGGAGTCGTATCCGTTGGCCTTGGACTGGAGGGCCTTGAGCTGTAGCAGCTGCTTACGGAGCAGGTTGGCAGTCTCGGTGGCCAGCTGAGCCAGTGGCACGGCATCTTCGTCAACAGCATCCACCGGCATCAGGTGGGGCTTGACGGACAGACACAGGGCACAGCCGGCTTCGTCCAAGAGTGGACGGCGGCAGCCTCTACAGATGAGTTGGTCGTTCATAGTAGTGTCCTGGGCTGACTCTGTGTACCAGCCTGCACCCTTCAAATGGGCCGGGCCTGCGGCTACCGTATGCTGGCTTTACAAGTGCCAGAGGTATGCCTGCCTGTTTGCGACGGGGTGGCAGGAAATTGGATACCCTTTGAGGACTTGCACCCCGCACGGCCCGGCTTCAACGGACGGTAGAATCACCCCAAGAGCAGACCGGGTGCTGCGTAGTAGAGTTACGGCATGTCTGTGGATTCACGAACCAACGGAACACGCGACTCAACGGCCGGGGCGATGTGGCCCTCTGCCGGATGCTTGTCACAAGCAGGCTGGCATGCCGGGCCGGAACCTGGCTTGCCCGCTTGTGGTGAAAGGGACGGACCCTTAACTGCTGGTTTACCAATTGCCATAAGCGTCTCCATAGCCCCGTAGGGCGACCCAGCTCCTGCGCCAAGATTGACAGCAGGTGTACATAGCGGGCCTAAATGTTCGTAGCGTGGGTAAGGACTCGAACCCTACAGTCACCGGGGTATGAACCCAGCTGGCCTATCCGCGGCCCGTCCTCGCATGGCGTCTACTCTTCCCTCGACCGGTCAGGTCTCTACTCCACCGGCTTTGCCGTGGCCGCCCAACTTCCCTATGTATACCCGAGGTGTAGGTCTGTGTCAATAGGGTGTGAGGCGACGGCTGGCTAACTAGGCAAGACTACTCGGTGAGCCGCAAGGGGGTGTTGCAACGGCTTTACTGTCCTGCGCTCGGGTTTCTAGGCTGGTGGATTCAAGAATCTCAATCCCTCGCTGCATCCATATCAGGTCTTCTGTATAGCACGAGGGTCTGACAGCCCTTGGTTTGTTGAGGTTACGTAGTATACCGGTCTCGTAACTTTCTTATTCCCGATTCAGTGTAAAATCTTCAGTTTCTTTAGGCGACATGTAGGATGAGGTGGGTAGGTCGCTTCGCTCCGGCTGGTGAGATAAGGGTGGGGGAGGTGCAGTAGTGTCCTGCGGCTCACGTTACCTCGGGACATTCTTTAGCCAGACGTCGCCTACGAGGGCATGGCTTGGCATAGATTGTCGGGCTGAATTATGGTGGGTATGTGTGACGGTGTGTGTGTATGTAGGGTGGCAGTGGTAGGATGGAAGGAATAGTTGCCAAATATCCGAACTGATTTAGGTTATACGACGGATGGGAGATGCGCCCGGGCCCCTCATACCCTAAAAGGGGGAAGCACCCCGGGGGGTCGAGCACCCACGCTAACTCCTCGTAATTACTAGGGTGGGGGCTGGCCACCTACTGTAATCGTACACTGTCGCTGGCATACCCCGCTTTATTGCTGAGTTGGTACGCATACTTGGCGAGCTGAGGTTCATTGGCCCCAATTGGTGGGGGTTCAGAGTGGGGTGGGCTCTAATTGGCTGGAAATGAAGGGGAAATTGTCGTTGGGTGAGGTTGCATAGAATCTCACCCCAATTCGGGCTACTCAACCTCGAAATTGAACGAACGCGCGCGCGATGGCTGGCACTGACGTGGGCGTAGGCGACGGTACGACTAGCTCGTAGCTCCAACTCACGTGAGCCGCAGGACACTCGAAGTGTGAAAACCTGTCACACCACCGTAGCGAAATGCCCCGGTCTCAACCCTCATTTGGCACACTCTATGGTTTCAGCCCTCACAATTGTGGGTCTCAAGTGTGTGTAACCTCGACGACTCACGACCAGGCACGCAAGCTGCTACATGGGAGTTTGCCATGAATCTCAACTCTCGAATCGCTCTCCTACGCTTGGCCGATGCTCTCGCACGACTGGGCATCGCTTTCTACCTCTCTAACTCGTGGGACTCGGCCCACTACTCCAACCCCAGCAACTAGGAGCACAGCCGTGGAAAACTACACACTCTCTCTAGAACTGTACACCACGAATGGCCCCATTCGGCTGGTCTCACGCCACGATGTAGCCACCACTGCTGAAGCACGAGGCATTGTGGAGCGCCATGCTCACGACCATGGTATGTCCCACGTCAAGCTTCAGGACGATGGGGACTGTCTCCGCTTCACTGCTACCACACCCAACAACCGCGCTGGTCGTAACATCGCGTTCCTGAACTACTAACCCCTCTCAAGGAGCACCCAATGACCAAAATCCTCGCACCCTCCGCTCTCTACGCTTCCAACCTCAGCGCTTGGCTTCACTGTGAGGGCCACGCCGCTATGTGGATGCGTCACTCCACGGGCCACATCTGTGTGCTCACCAACGCTCCGCTCGACGTGGTCACCGCATGCCTGGAGGCAATGTCGTGAGTAGCAAGCGCAATCGCGGCCCCGACCGCAAGCATCAACAGTGCAACGCCTGCCAACAGGTTGTGCCCACGAACGGCCATGGGCTATTCATGCAGCATGAGTGTCCCTCGGTGGGCACGGACGCCATTGGGCCCGGCTACGATGCCTGTCCCGTGCATGGTGGTCTGGTCTGGATTCTGGGGCCCTACAGTGCCTACCGAATCTGCGGTGGCGCCGGTACCTCGTGCCAGGCTGGAGCCAAGGGTAAGGA